AAGGCGGAGACGTTCATCCAGAGACATTCAGAGCTCGTATGGAAGAAGTCCATGACGCAATTGTTCAGCGTTTGCGCCAAGAGGCTGAGGACTCCGCACGTCGTATGGGCGACAAGATTGAAGATCAGCTAGCTCAAGGCAAGTTCCATGAGGAGCTGCGTAACTTCATTACGGACTTCGTTACATTCCCTACAGCAATCATGAAGGGTCCGAACGTAAAGCGCCGTAAAGCGATGGCGTGGGGTCCGGATTTCCAGCCGATCGTTACTACTGAGTTTGTTCGTGAGATGGAACGTGTCAATCCTTATGACATCTTCCCAGCTCCTGCGTCAACTGGCGTCAACGATGCATACCTGATTCAGCGTCACCGTCTAAACCTAAATGGTTTGGAAGCAATGAGCGGAACTCCCGGTGTCAATGAAGATGCGCTGGCCACAGTACTTGCTCGTTTTGGTAAGGTTGGATATCGCAGCTGGTTACAGGGCGACAGTGAACGCCGCGACTTAGAAGGTAAGCCTTTCCGTTTCCCAATCAATACGTCAGAGATTGAAACCATTGAGTTCTGGGGAACAATCAATGGTCAGTGGATGATCGAGTGGGGCATCAAAGATCCAACAATTATGCCTGAGATGGAATATGAAGTGAATTTATGGTTCACTGGCGGAATTGTTTGGAAGCTTATCCTTAATCCAGATCCATTAGGCGAGCGTCCTTATGAGATAGCATCATGGGAAGATGTGCCTCATAGTTTCTGGGGCGTTGCTATGCCTGAGATAATGCGCGATACGCAGATCATGTGTAACGCAGCGGCTCGTAGCTTAGCAAACAATATGGCTCTTGCTTCTGGTCCACAGGCTGAGGTAACAGTAGATCGCTTACCTGACGGTGAAGACTTAACCGAGATCTATCCTTGGAAGATCTGGCAGGTTACATCAGATAGAACTGGTGGCGGTCAACCAGCTGTACGATTCTTCCAGCCTAACATGAACGCAGATGTACTGCTATCAGTATTCAGTACATTCGCAAGACAGGCTGACGAAGTAACTGGCATACCGAACTACGTGTATGGATCATCGGCTGTTAGTGGCGCAGGTCGCACAGCTAGTGGTTTGTCTATGCTTATGGACAATGCATCTAAAGGTATCAAGCAAGCTGTTGCAAACATAGATAAAATAGTAAGTGGTATTGTGCAAAGACTATATCTGCACAATATGATGTTTGATACAGATCCTTATATCAAGGGCGATTTCAAAGTTGTTGCCAAAGGTGCTATCGGTCTCCTACACAAAGAGACTCTTCAGATGCGCCGCAATGAATTCCTCATGGCTACAGCTAATCCGATTGACTCTCAGATCACCGGCGTTGAAGGTAGAGCATATCTTCTGCGTGAGGCTGCTCGCGGTTTGCAAATGGATACAAGTAAGATCGTTCCAGATGCGAATACTTTTGAAGAGCAGAAGATCCAAGCGCAAGCACAGATTCTTGCTCAACAGATGTTGCAGCAGATGATGCAGCAAATGCAGCAACCGGCACCGGGGCAGCAGCAGCCAGAGGCTCCCCCAGCACAATTACCTAGCGGAGAACCGGCTGGCGGACAGATGGCAAATACAGTTCAACCTATGCAGATGGCGGACGGTGGTCCTGTAGAACCAATGGCAGATAGGGTTATAAAATCATTAGCAATGAACGGCGCAATCTAAGAGGGCAATCAAATGGCAAAATTATTCAAAGGTAAAGAAACTCCTGCAGAGGAAATGGCAGAAGCCAAAGCTCTCAAGGGTGGCAAGATCAGCAAAGAACAATATGTAAAAGGCGAGAAGTCCGAAGGTCATGGCAAAGGTGCTAAGGCTAAGGCTGACGCAATCAAGTCCGGCAAGATGAGTCCTAAGCAATATGCCGATATGGAAAAAGAAGAAGGCATGAAGAAGATGGCTAATGGCGGTATGGCTTGCTCACCAAAGAAAATGGCGAACGGTGGATTCGCAGAACGAGATGTACGATCAAAGACTGATGGTTGGGCTGCACACGGCTCACGTCAATTCCAAAAGAAAGCAGACGGCGGTATGGCATCTAAGTGCATGCCGGGTATGTCAGGTACAGGCAGACGTTCTAGCCAAGACTACGGGAAATAAAAAATGGGATACGCACCAGATTGGAATCGCAAAAGCATGGCGAAGACCGGAGGCTCTAAGGTCAAAGAAGGTATCGTCAGCAAACCATTGTTTCACGGCGCAACAGAGAACCAACCTTCTCGTGAAGTAAGACGCTTCGCTGATGGCGGAGAAGTTTATGACGAGACAGATAAAGGAATGTTTGGTAACGACATCAAGTTTCGTACCGACTACTCCGGCCCTGAAGCTCGCAAATACGTAGCTACTCCTCAATCACCTATGGGTGGCAGCGGTCCTTCTGAGACTCGTTACTACAGCATGGACGATGTAAAGAACTTCTTTACAGGTGGACGTAAGCAAGAAGCTGATACTGTATCTACAGCTCCAGCACCTAAGACAAGTGGTGAGCCTGCTCCAAGCGCAGAGAACGAATCTCGCAAGATGAACATTGCTGCACCAGCTGTTAAGGCTTCAACCGAGCCAACTAAAGAAAGCGGAGTATTCTCTAATTTTAAGTCTACCGCTCCTAAGTTCGAACGTGCTGATGTAGAAAAATCTGCTCCAGTAGAAGCAGCCAAGCCATCAAGAAGAGCAGCATCAAGCCCAGCAAGAACTGCTGAATCTGCTCCAGCAAGATCTACATCTTCTACTGCACCAGCAAGAGGATCGGCTCCAGAGGCAAGATCAACATCAACCAGATCTAATACGTCTGGAAGAGTTTCTGCTGAGCCAGTAAGTGAGGCAGATGTTACTGCAGCTCAAGAAGCTGGAACTAAATTCGCTACGCTAGCAAACTACGTAAAGAATTTACCAGCAGGAACTTCTCCTGAAGACAGGGCAAGAATTGGTCAGTTGATGCGTGATGCTCAGACGGACTATGAAAACAAAGCAAAGAAGGTTCGCCGTCCGTGATAGCGCAACCAGATAAACGAGTCATCCAAGCTTTAAACACTTTGGATGGCAATGCAGATTTCGATGTGATCAAGCAATGGCTGGGGATCACTCTAAAAGATTTACAAGAGAACGGTGCTTATACCAAGGACGAGGTTCAATCTCGCTGGAATCAAGGCGCCTCTCAGTTGATCTTGGAGTTCCTCAAGAAAGCTGACACAGCAAGAGAAACACTTAAAAAGTTTTAGCCCGTTGGGCGACCCGTGCTAACCGGTTTTAGTTAGCAATAATGAACACTGGTTTTGTAAACGCAGATTACCTTTCGAGGGCTCTGTTATTTACGAGATCCGGCTCATGGAGAATGTATGGCAATTCCACGCGCAGTCCGAGAAGCGGCTGAAAAAGCCGAAGCACTTCACAAGCAGGTTTATGAGAAACCCGCCGACGAAGAAACAAAACCTCAGCCTCCAGCTGAACCAGAACCTGAAACGACTCCCGCAGTCGATCCTGATCCACAGCTTCCGAATTCGGATGCTTCTGCTGTTGCTCCACCCAGCGAGCTGCCAGACCAGCAGAAAAAGGATGATCAATGGGAACACCGATATAAGGTAATCGAGGGTAAGTACAGAGCAGAGGTACCGCGATTAGCGGCGGACAACCGAGAGCTTCGTCAGAAACTTGACGCTCTTTCGCAAGAACTAGAGAGTATGAAGAGTCAGGCGAGTAAGCCGAACTCCTCACTCATCAACCAAGAAGATCGAGAAAAGTATGGAGATGATCTGCTCGACGTTATGAAGCGAGCAGCCCAAGAGCAAGTCTCTTCTAAGGATCAAGAGATAGCCGAACTAAAGCGTCGTCTAGATGAGGTGAACTCCACCACAAATAGAAACGTAGAGGTTGGCTTCTACGATCAGTTAGGAAGATTAGCACCTGATTGGGTTACCATCAACTCCGACGATAACTTCCTTCGCTGGCTTGATGAATATGATGAGCTGACAGGCAAGACCCGTCAAGACCTCCTCTCAGAAGCGGAAGCATCGCGAGACGCTGAACGTGTAGCTCGGTTCTTTAGCAAGTGGAAAGCAACGCAACAACAACACGTTGCTACCAGTAATAAGGCACTCGAATCGCAAGTAGTTCCTGACTCTAATAGAGTTGTGACTGCTCCAGCGGGTAAGAGGTTCTTCACTCGTCAAGACATCGTAAACTTTTATGCGGCGGCAAGACGAGGAGAGATAAACTCAAAAGACATGGTAGCGATGGAATCCGAAATCCACGCTGCGACTATCGAAGGCAGAATACGCTAGCCTTTGATACTAGTAGCACTGATATTTGTTAGGAGCATTAAAAATGGCAATTCCAGTATCTTCTGGTTATCCCCAGTATTCTTACAACGCAAACCCTACCGGCTCAGCATTTATTCCTGAGATCTGGTCTGGTAAGCTTCAAGTTAAGTTTTACAAGAGCACCGTTCTCGGTGAGATAACCAACAACGATTGGGAAGGCGAAATCAAGAACCAAGGCGACACGGTTCATATTCGTTCAATCCCAACAATCACAATCTCTAACTACACCAAAGGTATGAACCTGAGCAATCAAGTTCCTACTTCTACTCCAATCGAGTTGACTATCGACAAGGGTAAGTACTTCTCTGTTATCGTTGATGACGTTGATGAAGTACAGGCAGATATTCGTTTAATGGATATCTTTACCAATGACGCTGGTGAGCAAATGAAGATTGCAATCGACGGTGACGTTTTAAACAACGTTCCTGCTGATGCAGCTGCTGCAAACAAAGGTACCGCAGCTGGTGCAATCTCAGGCAACATCGACTTAGGTACAACTGGTGCTCCTTTAGAAGTAGACCGCAACAACGTTTTGGATGTTATCCTGAACGCTGGTCAAGTTCTCGATGAGCAGAACGTTCCAGAAGATGGTCGTTGGATGGTTGTTGCTCCTTGGTTCACAACTCTGTTGAAACAATCTGATCTGCGTCAAGCTTACTTGACCGGTGACGACACTTCACCTTTGCGTAACGGTAAGATCGGTATGATCGATCGTTTCACATTGTATGTAAGCAATAACATCACCAAGGTTACTGCTGACAATGCTTACCACTTCTTGGCTGGTACTCGCGATGCAATCTCTTTTGCATCACAGATCACCAACGTTGAAACCTTACGTGCTCAAACCACATTCGGTAACATCGTTCGTGGCTTGAATGTGTACGGCTATTCTGTTGTTAAGCCTGAAGCACTCGTAGACATCTACGCTGCTAAAGCTACTGCGTAAGCAGTGCTGAGTATGGGGGAGTGGAGTAATTCATTCCCCCATTTATTTATTATGAGGATGTATGCAAAAACTACTACTGCAAAACACAACTGGCGCCGTATATCCGTGGAGTGAAAGTCTAGCTAAGCGCAAAGACATGGTTGACTACGAGCCAACAAAAAAAGAAGTTAAGACTTCTGAAAATGTAGAAGACGTATCAAATAAAAATAAAGAAAAAGAAGTAGTAGAAAAAGAAGTTCTGACCACCAAAAGCGGGAAGAAGAGCAATGAAGTCAAAGTCGAAAGTTAATGAGGCTGGAAATTACACAAAGCCATCTTTGAGAAAAAGACTTTTCAATGAGATAAAGTCCAGCGGAAAGGGCGGATCTCCCGGAGAGTGGAGCGCAAGAAAAGCTCAGATGCTCGCTAAGGCTTACAAAGAAGCTGGTGGCGGCTACAAGGACTAGGATGAAAAAATCTCAAAAGTCTCTAAAAGATTGGACAGATCAAAAGTGGACAACAAAGTCCGGTAAGCCATCAACTCAAGGTCCTGACGCTACTGGAGAAAGATATCTGCCAGAGAAAGCAATCAAAGACTTGACTCCTGATGAATATGCGGCGACGACAAAAGCTAAGCGACAAGCAAAAGCAAAAGGTCAGCAAGTTTCAAAGCAGCCGAAGAGCATAGCAAAGAAAACCGCTAAGCACAGATAGTCCTGAAAGGAATCAAAATGCAGAAAAAGCAGGAGAGTCCGAACAAGCACAAGCAGCCTAAGGAACGTAAGAACAAGAAGGCTCTTCCTAATCTGCACAATGTAATTAAGGGAAGGAAAAGGAAATGAGCTTCTATATCGCCGTCCTTTTCTTTTGCGTTAATGAGTCTTGTATATTCTATAAAGAGGACCAGATCTTTCAAGACGAGAGATCTTGTTACTCTGTAGTTACGGCTAGAGTAAAAGAGCTAAGCGATAAGAATATAAGTTCTCACGGAGTATGTATGGAAATGATGATGGGTAAGCCAGCATGAAAGCATCGAATGTCAAAAAAGAAGACGGCAAATTAATTTATCGAGGTCATGCTTTTCCCGGATTTAATAAGCCAGTCAAAGCTCCACCCGGAGGCACTCATAAAAAGATGGTGCTTGCAAAGAAGGGCGACGAAGTAAAGCTAGTGAAGTATGGTCATAGAGAATATGAAGACTTCACACAACACAAGGACCCAGAGCGCAGAGAGAATTATCTAAAGCGTTCGGCTGGGATAAAAGACAAAAGCGGCAAGCTAACTAAGGACGATGTATTCAGTGCGAATCATTGGGCTAGGAAAGATCTCTGGTAATGGCAACCTTCCAAGACGTAATAGACAGCGTTAGAGTGGACCTACAAGATTCTGCTGGTATCCGCTACACGACAACACAATTAATTGGGTATGCAAATGACGGCATTCAGGAAGCTTATCGTATTCGTCCGGACTTCCGTCTTGGTAACTACACTGCGGCTCCCGTCACCTACGTGGCTTCCGATAATGTTCCTTTGCCAGCCCAGTATCAAATGCTTCTCACCCACTACGTATCATTCCGCTCAGAGATGAGGGATGACGAGTACTCAATCGATGGACGTGCATCAGCAATGCTTGCTCGATTTCAGACGGAGTTGGCACGATGACAGCGCACACCAGCTTCTTAGACTATGTTCTCCCTCAAGTTCCCGGTGCCACCAATGAGATGGCTCTACTTGAGATTAAGAACACAATCATCGACTTCTGCGAGAAGTCACTAATTCTACAGATAGATCACGATCCCATAACAGCAATCAACGGTATTATGGATTATGATCTTGAGCCACCTAGCGGAAAGCTTGTCATCAAAATAATAAGGTCTTGGTATAAAGGTTTCGAACTTGAGCCTGTTGGACCTGACGAAATCCATACGCCATCAATATACAACCCAAACTCTGGTGCGTTAGTAAGGCGCGAAGACCCTAGACTTATTACGCAAAAAGACGCTCGAACATTCTCTGTGTATCCAATACCTAATGAGACTGTTTCAAATTCAATTACCTTGCGGGTAGCGCTTAAGCCAACTAGAACATCGACAACAATAGACGACTTCATATTTGAAGATTACGCCGAGACTATTGGGCATGGCGCTATCTCCCGCTTGGCTTTATCTCCAGATAAGCCTTACTCTAATCCACAGTTGGCGGCAGCTCGTAATGCTCTCTATCTAAGTGGCTTGAATGTAGCCAGAGATAGAGCACTAAAAGGTTACGTGCGTACAAACAAGCACGTCCAGATGCGGAGAATTTAATGACAGACAAAATAAGACTAGTGCGCGGAGATACAAGACCTGCACTTATTTGTACAATTACAGATGAAACAACTGGCGGACCAATTGGTCTTACCGGAACAACGACGTCTCTTAAGTTTCGACTTGCTGGGGCTACCGAGCTAACAGGAACATTGATTGGTGTTGTGACCGATGGACCTAACGGAGTTGTGCAGTTCAACTGGTCTGACGATCCAACCATTTTAGATGGACCAGCCGGAGACTACGAAGGCGAGATCCAGATAGAATTTCCAGACGAAACAATTCAAACTGTGTATGACTTACTAAAGTTTAAGCTACGCGAGGACTTATAAATGGATGTAACGAGAGCCGTTGTTAGAGCCGTCCAGCTAAGCGCTACGGCATCTGCGGCTCCGTTAAAAGCTACAGCACGGATAGCTAGAGGCGCATTTGCTGTATCGGAAGTAAGGCCACGAGTTGGAGTTCATTTCGTTGATCCTAAGACGGAAATGTCTTATGTGTTACCAGTCGCCGATATAAGTTACATCTTAATGGATGTTGCGGCTTATGTAGACGTAAGAGGATTGAACCCGATCGTTAGAGACATTACTCCTGTAATAGATCTAAATGAGATAATGATTGGCAAGGGATTAATTGATCCTGTCAATATTACAGACGAAATACTGCTGCAATGGGGTAGAGAGTTATACGATGTTGCTGTTGCGACAGAAAGCATCGACATCCTCATTGAGATTCTGCGTACATTCGTAGATACATATCAAGTAGAAGATGCGTCAACAATAGGTTTTGGACTTAATAAGAATGAAGTTATTCTTACCTCCGAGCTTTTCTCATTGATTTATGAGAAGGGATTGGCGGATGCAACGTCTCCTATTGATGTG